AGCCAGCCCCCCTCACGGACTCTGTGACTGGAGCGACTAGCGTCTTGCAATCCATCGGTGAGACCATTGGAGTCAAGCATCCCGTTCCTATGGCTGCCACGGATCAGAGCAACCTTCTCTGGCATAACGCCACCCTGACGGTCGCCGTAACCGAGGAATTTACCGCGTGAGGTTCACGACAGACCCCAAGCAGGCTCGTGAAGTCGTAATGAAGGACGGGACCAAATACCCCGTTTCGCCGGGAGGTTCCTTCGTCATCACTGATGCACGACATCTTGAAGAGATGGACCGTGGTAACCACGACGTGTACTTGAACGCAATAACGTTCGGAGGAGGAGGCTCAGGTTGCCCCTGTGGCTTCCTACCGTGGCCCTGGCAGCGAGTTTGTCCCCGATGCGGCAAGACACTCCCTACGTCATAGTCCCCTTTGTAGGGGGCTTTCTACGACCGGAGACGCGATCCCTTCCCAACGTCGAGCTTCGCAATGTAGGATCGTCGGATCAGTCCTACTGGGAACTTCTGGTCGAACTGTGGAGAGGCGAGACGTTCATCGTGGTCGAGCACGACATCGTCCCCACTCAGGAGCAACTCCAAGAGATATGGGATTGTCCCGAGGAGTGGTGCAGCCGCCCTTATCGAATGGGCGATATTGAAACCACCGCTCTGGGCTGCACTAAGTTCGATTCTCGACTAATGCGACGCATGCCGGACCTCGTAGAGAGTATCCTTGAACAACATCGGCATTGGTCTGGCTTGGACAGCATGATCGTTGCCGGGTTGCACCGTCGCGGTGCCAAAGAACATGAACACTTACCGGCTGTGCTTCATCTGCACGAGCCCACACCGCCAGAGCCTCGGAGGCGCGAGTTGTCCAAACTTCATTACGTCGGAACCGGCCGATATCTGAACGGAGTTCCCGCGGCCGACTTTGAGACCTGGGACCCCGACACCATCGCCATCTGCTTGGAGTCGGGGTTGTATACCGAAGCCGAACCTCCACGCAGAAGGGGCCGTCCGCCGATGAGCAAGATGGACGAGCCAGACCTCATCACCAAGTTCATCCCGTTTAGCCAAGCGAATTTCTCGGATGGGACTGTTGTGTCGGTTACCGAGGTAGAATCAGTACCTAACGAAGAGAAGGAGTCTTAGTAGCCGGTCAGGGCCTAGTTGCAATCTCATATCTCAACACGCTGACCGAGTCGGCCCGCGTCGGCTCCTCGAACCTCACGCCAGGCGTGACTACGTTGGCTGCCGCGATTACCTCCGCTGGCGTGACTTCGATCTCTGTTCTGTCTGCCTCGGGCTTCCCAGGTGCAGGCAACTACTACATCATGATCGACTCCGAACAGTTGCAGGTAACGGCTGGGCAGGGCACGACCACCTGGACCGTGGCCCGCGGCACTAACGGCACCACGGCTGCCACCCACCTCATCTCTGCCAACGTTTTCCAAAGCGCCACATCGTTGCTGCCGATTGAGCCAGCCTTCTTCGAGGAGATGATCGACCGGTATAACCCGGCTCTGATGCGCAACTCCTTTGAGAAGTTCTACGAGTCCCAGATCGTTTCTGCTCATGTGGAACTGAAGGGCGTAAAGCTCCCGGTCACATATGAGACCATGACCAACCTTCTGGCCTACTCGGTCAAGGGTGGAGTCACCCCGACAACATCCGACTCTCATGCCTATACATGGTTGTTCAACCCCACCCTGACCGCAGATGACCTCTCGGGAATGGGCGGTGAGATGGGCAACGACACCGCCGTCTACCACCTGTCGGGGATGTACTCCGACCAGTTGACCATTGATGTCGTCCGCGGAACGGACTCCGCTCAGGCGTCCATCGACTTCGTTGGACAACAGGCTCTCGTCATGGGAGCCAAGACCCCTGGTCTTACCAGGACTGGCCTGAACATGGCAAACCCGGCCAACGCCTCGACCTCGATTGACACCACAACTATTGGCGCGACGGGCGTCAATGACATTTCGAGTGCCAAGTTCGCGATCAAGAACGGGTTCCAGCAGTTGTACTTCCTCAACAACCAGATGTTCCCGACGGGCGCTGTGCGCCCGACCAGGAACCTGGACCTCGAACTTGTGCAGTGGTTCGACAACGCCACTGAATTTGCCAATGCCATGTCTACCGCGTCCAACTCGGGTGTCGAGCGCAAGATTAGAGTGGTGATCCAGGCTCCTGCTGGCTCCATCCCGGCATCGTCCACTCCTCTCTCTCTGACCATCGATACTTATGGATACTGGGACAAGTTCCCGTTCAAGGTTGACAAGGACGTTTGGTCGATCACCTATTCGATGCGCTCCGTCTATGACGTGTCGGCGGGAAACAGTTGGCAAATTTCACTTGTCAACGGCTTGAGCGTCATGCCCTGACCCATGAAGTCTTCGATATTCGGCCCACCCCAACCTCATGGCCTCGGACGTTTCCGGACGTGGCCTACTAAGGTTTTCCAGGTGCTCGGGTCTCGCCCAATGACACGGGCGACAAAGGGTTATGAGATTGTTGTCCGTGTCGGGGCCACCATCGCGCCTCGCTACGAGGTGATGGACGGTAAGCCTTTCGGTGCCGCCACAATCTTGACAAGAAAAGTGATCCCTTTGCAGAACACGTCTCCTAGTCGGAAACCACGTTTCTGGTTTTCTCCTTCCAATGGCAGAACAAGCCTCAGAGCAATAGGATCGTCCCTTGTGCCCCTTGTGAGGGAAGTCCTTCCCGCAAACCAAGCACGTAGCGGCTCCGCACTTTTCGCACCTGACTCCGCTCCTCGCGTAAAGGCGCGTCTCCACGATCTTCCCGCACTTAGCGCAGGGGAATTCCCTGGTCTTACGCGGGTTCCTCTTGGAATTGAGCCAAAATCCCCTACACGAAAGGGAGCAGAGGTGTTGTCTTTTTGTGCGAGGCAAGAATTCTCGTCCGCACCAATCGCAGGTTTTCATGGCATGAATGTTAGCACATTTCTTGCAACGATGCCGTGATGACCGCCTTCGATGACAAGTGGGCAGAGTTTGAGGCGTCTGCCGGTCCTTTCATCACAGATGAGGTGATCGAGCAGACGCCCGTAGGCGACCCGTTCTTTGACGAGGACTCCGGCATGTTGGCCGACAGTATGGAATGGGACGACAGAGACGGAACGTTGTTCATTCAATCACGAGATCCCCGAGGCCCCATTGCGGCATATGTCGCACGCGGAACTCGCCCGCACGACATCTACCCAGTCAATGCACCGTACCTGCATTTCTTTGCGCAAGACGGCGCAGAAGTGCGCTCGCTCCATGTCCGCCACCCGGGCACCGTTGCTAATCCCTTCAACATCACCGCATGGGAAAACGTACGTGAGCAAGTTCAGCAGATGTTTCGCGACACGGTAGGCGGAGGGGTTACCCTCTCGTATCTCAATCCGTGGCGCAATCAGACACTAGGAGAGGATTGAACATGGCAGGCTACCTTTCTCGACACAACGCTCCCGTCAGAGTGGAACTCGGCGACGGGTTCTGGGTCGAAGTCAAGACCCACCTCACTCACGGAGAAACTAAGGCCGCAAAGAAGGCCCTCATGAAGGCTACAATGCGGTTGGTCGATGACGAGCAGGAAACATCTGCTGAAATCGACATGGTTGAATACCAGCAGGCGAAGGCTTTCGCGGCCATCCTAGCTTGGAACCTTACCGACCTCGAAGGGGTCGTGCTGCCTCTATCTCCTGATGAGGCCAAGCTGACTAGCATCGATCTGATGGACGACGACGACTTCGACAAGGTGATGGCGGAGATCGAAGGCATCAAGAAGGATAAGAAGAAGGGCAGCGCAGCCGAGAAAAGGTTTCCGCGATAATCTCTGGAAGGCCTTCCGTAAGGAAACCCTTGTGCCTGATTCTTTGGCCGAGTATCAGGTCTGCAAAGTCTTCTGGCAAAACCTCGGTGTATCGAAAACCGAACTAGATAGCTGGGACGAGGCTGAAGTCGAGCGCTGGCTAATCATCATGGATGTCGAGAGCAAGTTCCAGACATACGAAACGAAGCGTGAGCAAGCACGGCAACAAGCCGAGCAACGCAGGGCTGGAGGTAGTTAGCGGAAGAGGAATATGTTGTCCTCTTGGCCTTGAAGGCCAGGGACGATGCCTCTGCCGTGCTGGAACGTGCCGATGCCGCCCTGGCTGGATTGAACCGGAAGGCCCTGGATGTCAGGGGGTCTCTCTCTGGCGTGGGGGCTACCCTCAAAACCATCGGCCTTATCGGCGCTGGCGTCTTCATCGCGATCCTTTCCTTCTTCGGTATGGCCGAGACGGCCGCCGTAGGATTTCAATCCGCCCTGACCGATGTCAGGGTTACTGCTGCCCTAACCGAGGTTCAGACCGATAACCTGGGGGTGGCTCTGCAAAAGGCCGCACTAGGTACCCGGGCGAGCGCGACCGACATGGCAAAGGCCTTGTCCCCGGTTGCGGGCGAGTTCAAGCGTCTTGAGGGAGGCGTTTGGGACACCGCCGACGCCGTCAAACTTATGACAGCGGCTCAGAACCTCGCAGAGTCTTCGGATACTTCTCTTGGGGCTTCTACCAAGACGTTGACCAACTTGCTGTTGGTCTATCACCTGAAGGCCTCAGACGCCGCCTCCGTAAGTGACACCCTGTTCCAGGCCCATGCACAATTGGGGATGGGAGTAGACCAGCTGGCTGCCACCCTTCAGCGATTGCAGCCTCGCATCGCCGGATCGGGTTTGTCCCTACAGCAGATGCTCGGTATCGTTCGGGAGATAACCCCAACCGTTGGTTCCGGTTCTCGGGCACTTCTTCAGGTGGGGACGATCCTCCAGCAATTGCAGACCCCTTCCGCTGGGGCCGCCAAGGAATTGGCCGCACTCCACATCAAATTGACCGATTCAAAGGGTGTCTTCATCGGTTACGGGGCGGAGATAGACAAAATCAAGACGGCTTACGACAAGCTTCACACCGCAACTTCTAAGGCGGCACTTCTACAAGCGATCTTTGGTCATTCAGCTGCCATCGGCAAGGTGCTTATTGAGGGCGGTTCGGCAGCTATCGCCCAGAACACACAAGCCTTGGCTGCTAACGGAACAGCCCAGGATGCTACTGCTGCCAAGATGTCCGATGCGCAGTCTCAAATGGACATGCTCCCAAAGACCCTTGGCGACATTTCGCTAGCTATCGGCATGGTGCTGTTGCCACCACTCAACCGTCTCCTGACCGCCGTGATGCCGATTGTTCTGCAATTGGCTGACTGGGCGACCAACAATCCGCTACTCGCGACAACGATTCTCGCCGTCGCGGCCGGGGTAGCAGCGTTGAGCGCCGTGTTCGCGTTCGCCGGTCCTATCCTCGCCATGGTGGGTGCGGTGACAGGTTTGTTGACGAGCCCTATCGTTCTGATCGGAGTTGGGGTGGCAGCACTCGTGGTCTTCATGTCTCAGGTACCCTCCGTGGCGGGACCGTTCAAGGACGTGCTTACTTCCTTGTGGTCTGGCCTCACCGGCTTGCTGGGACCGATCAAAGAGGTCGGGACTGCCATCCTTAACGTGTTCAAAGGCAAGGGCAGCACGGACCAGATCGGAGTGGCTTTCGGCAACCTCGGGGCCGCGGTCTGGAAGCTGCTCCAAGACCTCTGGCCAAAGTTTGTCAAGTTGGGTGAGGCTTTTGTTGGCTGGCTTCTTCCCCAAATTCCAAAATTGCTCAAGCAATTGAGTACGTGGGCTGGCCAGATCGTCACCTGGCTTGTGGATCATGCACCTGAAATTGCGGCTGGGGTTGGAGAGGCCATCAAGACCGCTTTTGGGGTCGCAGGCCAGTTGGAGCAGAGCCTAGAGAACCTTATGTCCGGCGCGGGCAATTGGTTGGCCGATACAGGAATTCCACAACTGACTGCCGTCATAGGTCAGGCCTTTGACCGGTTCGCTCAGTGGCTCCCGAACCACATTCCCGAACTTCTCGAAGACATTGTGGGAGCCCTTGCCCTCCTGGGCAAGAACATGACAGGGCCCATCAACGCTCTCATCCAACCGATACTCAGAAAACTTCCTGGTTGGGTGGCCGATGCACTTGGGTGGGTTCTCGCGCGCCTGGGGAATATGGCTGGGTCGATAGGTCGGGCCATCTATGACTTCTTCTTCCCGGGCGAATCCATGAATGACCTCAAGGCGGCAATTCACAACGTCATCGGGTTCTTCATTGGTATCCCGGGCAACATTGCCGACGCGCTTTCGGGCTTGGCGAAGATACTCCAAAAGTACATCGCCGGACCTTTTGAGGGTATCCCGGGCAACATTGCCGACGCGCTTTCGGGCTTGGCGAAAGACATCGATACGAGCGTAGTTCACCCTATCGAGGACGGCTTCAATGGAATTATCCGCTTCCTGATTGGACTCCCGGCCAAAATAGTAGTGGTGTCCCAGGGGATGTGGGACGGGATAACCACGGCGTTCAAATCCTCTATCAACACCATCATCGACGGTTGGAATAAGCTGAAGTTCGGCATTCCCGGTTTCGACCTGGGTCCGGTTCACTATGGTGGCTTCAACCTCACCATGCCCCCCATCAAACGTCTGGACGTTGGAGCCTGGAATCTGGCCTCAGACATGCTGGCCATGGTCCACAAGGGCGAGATGGTTGTCCCTGCCGCTCCTGCGGCTCAACTCCGAAATACGTGGGCTGGCGGAGCCCAACCAAGTGGAAGCGGAAACACTACCCACATCATTCAGGTTATGCTTGACGGTAAGCAAGTCGCCGAAACCGTAGATCGCCACCAGGGGACGAGATTCCTTCTTTCCGGTTCATCTAAGATGCGGCCCTCGGGCGCGTAGGAGTAGTTACTGGCAACGACACCGACCTATACCGCTATCACCGAGGGGACTGGCAAGAAGATGGCCGCCAGCACCTACACCGAGAACGGCCAGGTTGTTCTCGACCAGAAGGTCATCCTCGGAGAGCAGTACCTTGCAGCTTATTCAGTAGCGACGGCTGGCGTCTCATTGTCCACCACTGCCTCGCATTCGCTGGAGATCATGGCGGGGGCATCGCTCAACGTCAGGATTCGCCGCATAGAGGTTTTTCTAGCGGCGGCCGGAACAGCCGCACAACCGCAGTTCATTCTTTACAGGCTTTCATCTGCCGGAACAGGAGGAACCGTCTATACGCCGACGCCGATGGACCCCTCTGATCCTCCCTCTGGCGCCACGGCCATGACACTCCCCACAGTGAAAGGCACCGAGGGGGTTTATGTCCAGGCCGTCGCCTGTAACACCACGACAACCTCGAACATTGCCATAGGCTACAAAATGTTTGAGGTTGACTTCGACAAGATGCCGCGCTTCAAGTCTCTCCTGATCCCAGCTGGTGCCTCAAACGGCATTGCGATCAAGATGGCGGGGTCCAGTACAGCTCAGGTCTTCATAAACGTTTGGTTCACAGAGGCTGGCTTCTAGTCCCATGCCGGTACTTTCTATAGCCTCAGACCTAGGGCTAACTACACCCCAGACGGCGGCTCAGAGGCCGTTCATTCTTTACTGTGGGGGTGCGGACATCCTGAACTCATGCACCATCGACTCTTATTCTCTCGATGATGCTGACTTGACCCAACCTGGTATCTTCACCGTTGTGGTTACTGACCCCAATAACACCGTCGGCCGGTACATCCACAAGCTGGACGAGATCATGTGGGTAGAGACGATTCCGGATCGGATGCTTTACCGGGGTTTCGTCCGTCAGATAGACGTAACCCCGATTGCCAACTACGCTCAATGGACCCTGACGTGCTCCGATCTGTCGGAGATGCTTGACTATGGGCTGCCTATAGTGACTGATGCGCGCCCCGCCGAAACAACCACGGCCCGCGTCCAGCACATCTTGGGAATGTTTGGAACCGCCTCGTCAATGGGGACCGGGGGTTTCATATCGAGCTTCTCAAGCACCGTACAACCGGCTATGGCCTTCCAGCGCGAAACTGTTCGTACGGCCCTCGAAAAGGCCATCGGCATCGAGGCGACGGCCAGCACTGCCTACTCCTACTACCTCGACTACTTCTATCGGATGCACATATTCGCGGGCCTAGGTGACGTTGCGGCTCCGTATGATCTCTCTGACACACCCAACAACGTAACGACCGTTTCTTACGGTCCATTGACAGCGTCGTTCGATGCCACTGCCGATACGGACCAGATGTATGTCTACGGCAATTCGGCTGCCGGGTCGGGGACAGCCTCGCTGGGTATCCCGCGTGCCCCGGCACGAGTCTCGTTCGTGGATGCCAGCGCTTCCACGACGCCCGCCACCGCTCAAACAGCAGGTTTGGCGGCGCTTGCCCAGCGGCAAGGCGTAACTCGCGTGCAGGTGACCGTAACGGGCTGGGATGGTTGGGCCAAAGGCCAATCCGTTCACGTCACCAATCAGATTCTCGGGTGGTCTGGGGTCACCTTCTGGATCGCAGGCGTATCTATGCGGACGCTCTCGCCTAGGGGGTACAGGGAGTACACGTTGCAACTCAATGCGAGCCTGCCGCGAATGTCCCGCATCCTAGCCGCTTCGCGAGCCTCAGGGCCCGTCCTGGGTCAGACAATTCAAGGCCAATTGGGAGGCTCCTAATGCCACAGTCAGCTGCCGCCTATGCCGCTGCCGGACAGACCGGTTTTTACACTTGCAAAGAGGGCGCTTGCGTTGTTGACGGGGTCCTGGTGCGAGTCCTCATCGGCCTTCTTCCGGATGGGTCGTATGGCATTGGCCTTTTCGACCAATACCAGCAGACGCTTCTCGATCCGTCGGGATTCGGCCCGTCTTGGTCGGCGCTGATTCACTCTGGCATCTACAACAACGCCTTTCAGATCGGAGCTTCGAGCACTTACTATCTGGCATCGATGCTGGCTCGGCTTCCCAACTGTGTCGCCTATTTCAGACTCGGGGAGCCATCTGGTACTTCTGCAACAGACACGTCTGTTGTTGCTAACACCGGCACATATCACAACACCCCCATCCTCGGCGTTTCCGGAGCGCTCTACAACGATACAGATACCGCAGTGACGTTTGCGGCGGCTTCTACACAATGGATGGACGCCCCCTCCAACACGGCCTATGCCTTTGGTCAAGGTTCCTGGGGCACTGGCGTGGCTCCTAATTACGGGAGTTACAGCTTGGCGTGCTGGTTCAATGTCTCTGCCGTACCAGGTGCGTCTCAATACCTCATAAGCATGGGGACAGCCACCACCAACGGATTCGAGCTTGTGCTTACGTCGGCGGGGACATTCACGTCTCGCATAGGTGCTATCACCGTCACGAGCGGAACAGTTCCCACCGACGGTCTCTGGCACTTTGTAGTCCTCACCATGGATAGGTTATTTGAGTTAGGCAACTTTTATGTAGACGGCGTCTCCAGCGGGACCCCCGACCAGGATATTTCTGCGGAGACCCAGACGATCACGGCTGGCTCGCTCAACATAGGTCGTCTGGCGGCGGGGTCCAATTATTTCTCTGGTTCTCTAGAGGAAGTGGCCGTCTTCAACGCCACACTTTCTACCGAATCTATCTCTTGGCTGTACGCCGTCGGGCACTCCACCGCCACAGGAAAGAACCCGATCCCCGTGGGGGCTTCCTTTAATCTATTGACCACCGCCTCGCTGCCTTACTGGCTGATTACTCAAGGGCAGCCCAGTGGCATAACAGTGACGTTGATTGATGATCCAATTTTCGCCAATTCGTCTGCATTACTTATGGAGACGAACCCGACACCCAACTTCGCCCGCTTGTTTTCTAGCGACTTCCCCGTCACCCCTTTGCTAACATATACGCTTACAGTCAACTTTGCGTACATTTCGATCCCCGCCACAACGAGCCACGTGGGTTTTTCGCTGCTGTTTCGGGATGCCTTGGGTCAAAGCGTTACGACCGGCGGCAACGGCAATACCAGCTCTGTTTTGTTGACAGCATCCACCGCATCCCCCATGTCCCCCCATTCCGTGCTTCAAGTAGTGGCCCCAGCGAGCGCCACGACCGCATATGTAGTCCTGTCGTTTTTTGGAACTACGGGGGAATCCTTGTTCGTCGGTGGGATCAGCGTCGTTCCTTCTCGATTGTCCTATGTCCCCCTCGGGGACGACTACATTCAGGTCGTGCCCGACGGCTCTACCACAGCCGCGTCCATCGCGGAGGCGGCTTGCGCCGAAATGACTGCCCTTCCTATCGGCGTGGTGGCGGTGCAGGTTGCGGTGGCCTGTACCTCGTCAGTAGCTAGTACCTCCAACTACGTCATCCCCTCCGACTACGACTCCGACTCCGCAAATACGAAGCAATGCTACGCTCCCCCCGTAGCGAACTACTGGAACAACGCCTGCTCGATGGTCGCCACTGGTGGGACGAACGGCCGCCAGTTCAAGTACGCCGTGGTCCGTGGAGCGGGTACGATCACCTACTACATTCGGGTCGTCGGCTATTGGATGGGAGCGTAGCAATGGCTCAAGACCCGACCGCTGCATCAGTAGGCGGCAAAGACAAGATGGTAAAAGACGGCTGGGACGCGAGCGTCTCTTGGACGGAGCGCCAGATCGCCATAACCCAAGCCCTCGCCAACTTTCCGATGGACTCGGCGACTGCCGCTCGCCTTACCGCCGAGCTAGCCGTCTTGAACCAGGGCGAGGCGATTGTTTGGCCAAAGGGGCGCCCGAAGAAAACCCCAAATACCTAAAGGGGCCGTTCCAGAACCCCCCCTTTACGGAGCCGCTCCCCCGTGCTAGACTGCCGAACATGGTTGACCTGACCTACCTGAAGTCCATGCTGATGATGCGGCGCCTCTCCGCGGCCATGTGCCCACTCTGTAGGGAGATCGTCCCCGATCCCCTGCTGTCTCAGGCGACCTTCTCGCATCGCTACGACCCTCATAGCTACCACCGTTGCGTCTCCCGACTCGGGGCGCTTCAAGGAGCCCCAGAATGAACCACTGCCAAGATTGCGGCAAGGAGATCGGCCCAACCTCGATCCGATGCCGGAAGTGCCACGGGGCGTTACTTACCAACCAGTCCATCGCCGACTCGACAGATTTTGACCAGGCCGTCCTCGAACTCGGCGAAATCGGCATCAGCGTCCGCGGCCTTGCGTCCATGTTGGGCGTTAGCGGGGCCAGAGCGCACCAGAAGATCAAGTTGGCCAGGTGGAGGGAGACACAGCGATGAGCGTTGTCGAGCTTCAGCAGGGCTCCGATGAATGGTTGGCGGCTCGTCTGGAAACAATCACCGCTACCGACATCGGGTCCATCATCGGGGAGAATCGCTGGAAGGACGCTCGAACGCTGGCGGCAGAGAAGCTGCATCTTATCGAGGCGGACGTAGACCCCGAGACGCAACTCCTGTTCGACCTAGGGCACATCATGGAGCCAGCGTTGCTGGCAATCTACACACGTCTGACCGGCAGACCCGTGGTGTCTATGTCGGCCTTCTGGCATCGAAGCGAAACACATCCGTGGGCCTCGGCCTCGCTCGACGGTCTATCTGACGACCGCATTGTCGAGGCCAAGTGGACGAACTCCTACGACTGGCGCGGCGACGAAATTCCTGGGCGTGTGTTTGCTCAGGTCCAATGGCAGATGTTCGTCACGGGGCTGTCGTGGGCGGACGTGGTCGTGATGGAGCACGGTGAACCCAGTATTGTTGAGATCGCCCGTGACGAACAGTACATCGAGAACCTTATCTGGTATGCCGAGCGCTTTCGAGAGATGCTAGGCCGTGGTGAACTTCCTGAACCTGACGGCTCGGAATCTAGTCGTCATCTAATCTCGAAGCTGCATCCTCGCGACGATGGAATCATGCTCGCAGCCACACCTGAATGGGACGGTCTGGCCAAAGAGCTTGCCTCTGCCAAGGAGGCAGCCAAAGAAGCCTCGGACCACCAGGCTACGGTAGAGAATGCCATTCGATCCATACTGGGCGATGCCTCAGGCGTCATCGGTAGGACATACAAGATCACGTGGAAGAAGAACGCTGACAGCGTCCGCAAGAATTGGCCCGCTATCGCGGACGAGTACCGTGATCTATTGGCGAAGCGTAAAGTGTCACCCAAGACTCTGGATAAGATCATATCCATCCACAGCGAAATGCAGCCCGGTCCAAGGGTCCTACGAGCGTCGTTTGCAGGGGAAGTCAAGTGAACAACCTCTCCCGGTTCCTCTTATACATGGACATTTCGACAAGCGGATGCTGGCTCTGGACGGGCGGCATTGGGACAAGAGGATACGGGAAGTTCTGGCTGGACGGGCGAACTGTCCAAGCGCATAGAGCGTCCTACATCCTTTTCGTCGGCCCTATCCTTCCTGGTTTGTTAGTCCTACATTCCTGCGATACCCCTCCGTGTGTGAATCCCGAACATCTCTGGTTGGGGACTGATGCCGACAACGCGAAGGACCGGGATGGTAAAGGTCGCTATCGGCTTGGGGCCAGGAATCCGAGGCGAGGAGAAATGAGCAGTCAGGCCAGGATGACCAATGAGTCGGCTGCTCAGATACCTATTCTCATTCGGAAGGGCCTGAGCAACAAGGCAGTAGCAACTCTTTTAGGCGTGTCACCGTCAGCTATCTCAGCCATAAGAACCGGCCACCTCCGAAGAGAGTTGTGGCCTTTGTTCCAAGGAGAAGCAAAGTGAGCGACAAGGCTCTTTCCGTTTCTGCTGTCGATCCAGACGTTCAGAAGGCTATGGTGCTTTATTCGAGAATGAAGCCCATGAAGGATGCGCTTGGATGCCAAAACCTGACGGACGCTGAATTCCAGTTGTTCGCCATGGTCTGCAACCATACTGGCCTCGACCCTTTCACCAAGCAAATATATGCCGTAAAACGTGGCGGACGTGTAACTCATCAGACCGGCATCGATGGCTATCGTTCCACTGCGGCAGACACCAAGGAATACCGTGGTAGTGAAGAAGCCACGTACGAGGATTGCGGTTGCGGCGATGAAGACTCGCCTCCGAACCACCCTTCGGTGTCCCGCGTGGTCGTTCGCCGCGCCACACCTGAGGGCACGATTTCCGAGCAGGTCGGTGTTGCTCGCTGGCACGAACTGAAGCCGCCTCACACACGCAAGGACGACAAGAGCGCCTACGAGGACGCAATGTGGTGGCGCATGCCATTCAACCAGCTGTCCAAGTGCGCCGAAGCCAATGGCCTCCGGAAGTTGTTTCCCCGCATTCTGGGTGGAACCTATATCTCCGAAGAAATGCAGCAGGCCAACGTGATCGAAGGCGCCGCGACCGAAGTGACGCCGCGTCAGAGCGCCAAGGAGCGCCTCGCTGCGAAGCGTGCTGCCGCCGAGGCCAAGGCAGCCGTAGTCAAGCCCGAGGAGGCCACAGAGACCGTCACCGAGGAGATTGAGGACGACATCAGCGAGTCCGAGTTGGAGTTCGCCAACGAGGCCATCGAGGGTGACGCCGTTGAGACGCCCGTCTGGGGCGCCACCGCCCCGGCGGACGCCCCGCCTCCCTGTCCTAAAGGTCACGGCCCCATGGCCGTCAGTAATTGGGGAGGCTGGTGGTGTCGCACCAAGGACTGTAAGGAGAAGGTCCGCGGTTAGCATTGCAGTCACCTTCGTGAATCGCTAGACTCTCGTCCTAGTCTTTTCCCGCAGCAGAGCCGGGCGTAGGGCACCCCTTCCCGCCAAAGGGACGCTCGGTCTGCTGCCCTATTTTTCATGGAGACCGCATGCCGGATCGTTTGCCTCCGCAAAATCTGGACTCGGAGCAAGCTGTTTTGGGGAGCATCCTGATCGACCACGACGCCATCATTGAAGTCGCGGACTTTCTCAGCCCAGATGACTTTTATCGACAGGCTCACGGCCGCATTTACGCCGCGATGCTTGGACTCTACGAACGTCGCGAACCTATAGACGTGGTGACGGTCTCGGCCGCTCTTGAACAGTCTGGCGAACTCGAAGAGGTCGGCGGCGCGGGCTACCTCTCGACTCTGGGCAACGACACCCCCACGGCTATACATGTTGCCCAATACGGCCGTGTCGTTGCCGACAAGGCGGTGCTTCGGCGCCTCATCGGGGCCGCTGGAAAGATCGCAGCCATCGGCTATGAGGATCAGAGCGACATACAGGACGCCATCGACCGAGCCCAGGCGGAGTTGTTTGCGGCTTGTGTCCTTAGGGCTCGTAAGGGGTTCGTCCACGTCAAACCACTTCTCCATGAAACCTACGATTACCTCGAAGAGATACGGGCTCACCGAGGTCAGGTAGTCGGTATTGGCTCTGGCCTGCACGATCTGGATGAACTCACGTTGGGATTCCAAGCCAGCGATCTGGTTGTCATTGCCGCCCGACCGGGCACGGGAAAGACGGCCATTGCGTTACAGATCGCCGCCTATGCCGCCAGACATGAAAGAGCCGTCGGGTTTTTCAGCTTGGAAATGAGCAACAAGCAACTCTCGATGCGCCTAGTTTCTGGGGCGGCATACGTTGATGGTGAGAACTTGCGCTCTGGATACGCTACACCGGAAGAATTCTCACGTGTGTTAGATGCCATGCAGGTGTTGTCCGAGACTGAGATTTACTTCGATGACACGCCATCACTATCAACTCTTGAACTAAGGACTCGGGCACGCAAACTGCAAATGGAACACGGACTTGACCTTATCGTGGTGGACTATCTCCAGTTGATGCAGGCGGTCCATAGGTCTAAGGACGGTAATCGCGTTCAGGAAGTCACGGAGATAGCAGAAGGTCTGAAGGGTCTAGCAAAGGAATTGGACGTGCCCGTGGTGGCTCTGTCGCAACTAAATCGCCGTTCTGAGAATACCGACTCCGGTGAACCTAGAATGAGCGACCTTCGCGAATCTGGCGCCATAGAACAGGCGGCCGATCTGATCCTGTTGATGTGGCGAGATCGAGAACAGCCTGAAACGTTGACTGACGGCGAGATCATCAATGCCCACCTAACCAAGCAGAGAAACGGACCTACCGGCTACATGAAATTCCTATTCCGTAAGGCTCAGACCAGGTTCGAGTCGGTCTCGAATGCGAGGGAATGATGTCAGGTCAAGCTGATCCATACGTCCGGGTTTACTACTCGATAGTCAACGATGAGAAGTTTCAGACGATCTATGGAAACAATGCCCATTTGGCCACTTGGATTCGTCTACTCATTGTCGCTGACGCTCTCTATCCTGCCTCGGCACCTATTCCTCGCATGACAGAACAGGACAGCTTGGACGCCTTAGTATCGGTTGAGTTGATCGAACTCGTGGGCTTTGATCAGTTTCGGGTCATCGGACTGAAGGCGGAACGAGAACGTAGAAGCGTCGCAGGCAAGAAGGGTGCAGACACAAGATGGCATGGCAATGACAACGCA